AACTTCCGGTCAATGGTGGTTCAAGCGGCGGCGGCTATCGGTGACACCATGATCCCCGTGACTTTAGGTGGGACTGCGGTGACAGCCAACCAATTTGAGAACGGTGATTTGGTGGTAGAATCCTCGACTGGTATCGGCCAGGTATTTAAGATTGTGCGCCATGATGTCCAGACTTCAACCACGGGTACTTGCAAGTTCTATGTTGACCGGGCGGTTAAGATTGCCCTGACCACTTCTTCACAGGTTTCTGTTAGGAAGAGCGCTTTCGATGGAGTAATCCAATACCCCGCCACCACCCAAACCGGCGGAGCGGTGGGAGCGGCTCTCTACGCTATGACTGACTCCTACTACGGTTGGGTTCAATCCGGTGGTGATGGAGCAGCCTTGTTTGACGATGGGACTAACACTTCCAATGGAGTTACGGGCATTGTCCCCTCGGCTTCGGTTGCAGGTTCAGTGAAACCGGCGGCAGAAACAGACGCATCAGGAGCAAATATCGGATGGAGCCGGGAAGTCGCATCAACTGACAGCACTATGGGTTTCGTCCACTGGACGATAGATTAACAAAATAAACGCTTTGCTACTGAAAGGTGTGCATTGGCTATAGGCTAGAAGCGTAAAGGGATACCTCCTTTACTGGAGGTTTTTTAGTAACATGAGTAAAGATAAAGTAAAAGAACTAAAGGAAGAAAAAGTTTGTCCTACCTGTGGGGGCACAGGAGTTGTTGACGAAGAAAAGTCATGCTCTGAATGTAAAGGAAGCGGAAAGGTATAATTATGAGAGCAGATAGATACTATCCAGGATTTAGGGGCGGAAACCTTGAATGGGCACCGGAAAACATTGCTGGGATGCTCGGACTTCCCCATGTAGGAGAGGTATTTTATATTGATCCGAATTCAGGAAGTGATACCGCAAATGCAGGAAAGAGACAAAATGATGCCTTTAAAACTGTTACAGCCTTTTATGCTGCGGCTGTTTCGGGCAATCATGACGTTGGAGTAATCGCTCCATCCGGGGGAACAGGAAGAACCGCAGAAACCGCCTCGATTACTTGGGCCAAAAGATTTACTCATCTTCTTGGAAGCGCCGCTCCAACAGCGCAAGATGCCCGGGCGGGCGTGGGGATGGCTGCCAGCACGGTATTTACTCTTTCTGAGAATGGGTGTGTTTTTAAGAACCTGACCTTTACTCAAACAGCAGATGTCAATGAGCCAGTAACTATCACGGGCGACTACAACTCTTTCCTTGGGGTTGATTTCAAGGGTTCACTTAACGCTACCACGGGTGACGACACCGCAATGAGGGCTTTGAACCTTGATGGCGGACAGGAAAACTACTTTGGAGGTTGTACTTTTGGAATGGATACCATTATGAGAAGTGCTGCTAATGCCACGATTGAGTTTGAAAATGCAGCTTCCAGGAACGTCTTTGAGGGTTGCCGCCTGATGGCAGCCATTGATGCGGCTACTCCCGTTCATGTATTGTTTACAGGGACATCTGCTATTGATAGGTGGGTGGAATTTAAGGATACCAATTTTTATTCTTTCTCTAGCAATAATGGTACGGCCATGACAGCTTGCATGGATTTATCTGCCCAAACTGCTACGGGTCATGTTCTTCTAACTGGCAATTGCTGCATGATGGGTGGGATCACCGATTGGGAGGCAACGGCCAGTGGTCGTATTTATATTCAGGGTTATACCAATACGACCAATGTTATCGGTATCGCAATCAATCCGGTGGTATCTTAATAATAAATGCCAGCACAGAAGCAAAAGATTTTCATTATTTGTTATAACTGTAGCGGCTTCAAACTGGTGAAGCATGGTGGAACAGGAGAAATGATTGATTGCCCAATTTGTCTAGGTGAGGGGCATATTGAGTGGGGTTACATTTTGGTTCCACAGCCTTAAAGAAGTGATATAATAATCTTAATGAAATATTCCGTTCAGGCAGACAGAGACGTAAATAGGACAGCCTTTGGGGGAGAATTCCCGTGTACAGTCAAAAGGACTATTACTTTCGCTGGGGCTACAGCCGATGCTTGGGGAAATGATGCCGGAGCTTTGGATGGAGCGGCTATTTATACTGTTACTGGTTTGGTTCAGGCCAGACTAATGGCGGTGTGTACGACTTTATTAACTGGGGCTACGGCTACTATTTCAGTCGGGATTTCAGGTGATACGGCGATATTTTTACCAGTGGAAACGGCTACCCAGATTGACGCAGATCAAATATGGGTCAATGATGCGGCCAATGCTACCTATATTATTATTGGAGAAGAGCAGGCTGCTATAGACAATCTTCCAGTTTATTTACTTAATGGTAACGACATTATTTTGACCGTGGCTACAGCTGATGTGGAGACTGGAGTTTTGGACTTTTATTGCCAGTACAGACCCATTGGGAGTAGCTCGTCTATAGTTGCTACTACAACCTAATGTGCCAGGTTCATTTAATCTTTCTAATTTAAGGCCAGAAGAATCCTCTCAGCAGAATTTATCTAGCAAATCTCCCCAGGATATAGAACAGATCAAGTTGGGGGAGTTACGAGGAGAGATTGTTCTGGCCACCAACCAAAGAGACTCTCTTTTAAAGGAAATTGAGCAACTTAACCAAAGCTTGGAGCTGACCAAGGATCGGCTTAAGTCTGATACCGAAGTTAAGAGGCTGAAAATTCAGAAGACTATTTTGCTTAAGCAGGTGGCCGAGATTACCAGGGTGTTTGGCATCTTGAAAGACAAGAAAGAATCTTTTGTTAAAGGGTTAGATGCTTTTGGAGAAGAGAGAATTAACTTCTTGGCCAGCTTATCCCGGGCTATGTCTTTGGATATCCAGGATGAGGCTAAGAAATTGCAACAACGAGTAGTGGTTGTAGCCAAAGAAGAGGACTTTTGGGCCGGGTTTGCCGAATATTACACCCAATTAGCCGAAATTACCGAGGCTACGGCCTCGCTACAGGCCCGACAAGAGGCCGATTTGAAGCAGGGGTACATAGATGTAGGGGAGAAGGGAAAACTAGCGGAAAAGATGGCCGGGACGGCTGGTAGGTGGCTGGTATTGGCCGAAGACAAACTTAAGGTTGCTAAAAAGAGGCTAAAAGATGCTGAAACCAAGGCTTCTAGCCTAGAAGAGTCAATATCCAGTCAGCAGGCTGGGCTTCTTAAGCAAACGGGGGCTTTGGCTAGGATAAAGAAGTCTCTGGACAGCGACAGGTTATATCTCAAGAAGCAAGCAGACAAACTTGACCAAAAAGAAAAGTGGCTTGAGGATAGGGAGCAAACTTTGGGCCGGGCTTACAAGGAAATCATATCTAGGGGTGGTATAATTTAGCTTATGAGTAATGAAAGGTTCAAGCGTGATACCAACCGGGTGACTGTGAGTGGGGGTGTCACCGATGACGCTAATTTATACATTACCGCTCTCCGGCTTGATCCTACCACCAAGAGACTTAAGGTTGATGCCACCATTGGCGGGACTGAAGCAGAGGACAGCGCTCATGCTAGTGGGGATAGCGGGGTTTTTGTTCTGTCGGTTCGCCAAGATACTGCCACTCAACTAGCTGGGACTGATGGTGATTATGCTCCCCTTATAACCGATGCCAATGGCAGACTTCATGTTTTAGATGCCAATACCGCTGCCATTAAGACGGCGGTGGAATTGATTGACAATGCTATTTCTGGAAGCGAGATGCAGGTTGATGTTATCACTATGCCAACTACCACGGTCACGGCGACTAACTTGGACATTAGAGATTTGACTTCTACTGATGTGGTGACTGTTACTGGCGGAGCGGGGCAAACTGCGGATGTAAAAGTAACTCTGGATAGTGAAAGCGTTGCCGTAACAGGGACATTCTGGCAGGCCACTCAACCAGTATCAATTGCCGCCACGGTAGGGGTAGATGTTTCCGATGAGGCAACTAGACTTCTTGGGGTTGTTTATGGTTCTCAGGGAGCGCAATTACAGCAGAAAGTAACTTCTAATGACTTGATAGTTACTTTAGATAGTGAATCGGTGGCGGTTACTGGAACTTTTTGGCAGACCACCCAACCCGTATCGTTGGCATCTGTCCCATCTCATGATGTTACAAACGCAGGAACATTTGCCACTCAGGCTACTTTGCAAACAGGGTCGGCAGCCATAGGGAAATTGGCTGCTAACAGTGGCATAGATATTGGCGACGTGGACGTAACTTCGATTATCCCTGGTACTGGAGCCACAAATCTCGGCAAGGCGATTGACACGGTAACGGGGGCGACTGATACAGGAGTTCTAGCTCTTGCGACGAGAGACGACGCACTTTCGGCTCTAACCCCCATTGAAGGAGATAATGTTCAGCTTCGAGTGGATGCAAACGGGGCGTTGTGGGTTCGTGATGACGCCCTAGATGCTGCTCTGGCGGGATCGGAGCTACAGGTAGATATTGTTGGTTCCCTTCCTGCTGGAACAGCCGCTATCGGCAAGTTGGCTGCGAACAGTGGCGTGGATATAGGAGATGTGGATGTATTGACTTTGCCAGCGATCACCATTGCGGCGGCTCAAACTCTTGCTACGGTAACAACAGTTTCAACCGTCACTTCTGTAACCGCCATCGCAAATGCGCTTCCCGCAGGAACGAATGCGATAGGAAAATTGGCAGCCAATACTGGAGTTGATATCGGAGATGTAGATATTCTTTCAATTGCGGCTGGAGATAATAATATCGGGAATGTAGACTTGGCCTCGGCTATTCCAGCAGGGACTAATGCTATTGGTAAATTGGCTGCTAACTCAGGAGTAGATATAGGGGATGTTGATGTAACGTCAATTTCGGCGGGGTCAAATCTAATCGGGGATGTTGGTCTTAGTGGCGCCAGGACTTCGGGAGGCAGTACCCTTTACAAAAATATCGATGTTGACGAAACGGAGGATCAAATAAAGGCAACTGCTGGGCAAGTTTATTGGATTCATGCTGTCAACGTTACCACTGGTGTTATATATTTGAAGTTCTATAACGCTACTGCCGCTAACGTAACCGTAGGCACAACAGTACCAGATCTTACTTTCCCTGTTCCTGCTAACGCTGATTCTGATGGAGCGGGTTTTACGCTTTCTATTCCTAATGGAATTGCATTTGGCACAGCTATAACTATTGCTGGCACAACGGGCGTGGCAGACAACGATGCGGGAGCACCAGCCGCAAATGCTTTAATCGTTAATTTAGGATACGCTTAATCATGGCAGTAGCAATCCAAACTTCAACTAAAACCAACTGGTCATCTGGAGATGGCACGATAACTGTTCCAACGGGAACGGTTGATGGTGATTTACTTCTTTTATTTATAGGTGGCGATATGGCTGCAAGCGAGGATCACACCTATACAGTAACAGGTTGGACAGTGCTTTTAGTAGATACTCGTTCTCATGCTTCAAATGCAGGAGTAGACCACACCGTTTTATATAGGATTGCTGCATCTGAACCCGCAAATTATACAATAGACATTGATTCTGACAACTTAACAGGTGCAGTGATGCTTCGTATAGATGGATTCCAAAGTGGAGATCCGTTTGATATTTCTTCAATTACCGCCTTTGATGATTCAACAGAAGCTAAAATTCCTTCAATTACAACTTCGGTTGACAATTGTCTTATTATTGGCGGGGTCAACTGGGATCAATCAAAAACTATAACTTCGCTTCCTTCTGGATGGACACAACGGGAACACGTTGATGTATCAGGGCTTGATTTGAATGTGATTTACAAAACCCTAGCATCGGCTGGGGCAAGCGGTGTTGCGCAATATGATTTATCTGCTGCTGCTCCTTATGTATCTTCGGCTATCGCAGTACAACCGCCAGCAGGAGCAAATATAAAAAGATATACTTTGCCTTTAATGGGAATTGGGTAATTAGTATTGACAATTTAATTTATCTGTAATAAAATTATCTCAGAAGGTTAAGAAAACCTATGGAATTTACTCCAACTGCATCTCCCCAAAATAACCAGAAATTGAACCAATTTCTTGAAGAACTTAATGAGCTTAAAGAACGCTATCAGTATAATCTGGGAGCTACTTTAAAATACACTACGGGGGGGATTATTCCCCAGCTATCAGTAACTGATGTTGTTCCTTCCAAGAAGGCTATCAAGCCACCAAAGAAAGGCAAGAAGTAATGTCTAGCCCCCACGACATCGTTACCATCAAGAATATTAGCACCCACGACTTTACCTTTGAGTATGACCGGGCTTCTGGGAATTATCCCTACACCATTCCTGCGGGGCAAGTTAAGCGCTTTCCTCGGTTCTTGGCCGAACACGCCGTTAAACATTTAATCGACCAGGTACTAAATGATCGGGAAATGAAGACTAACAACCAAGTAATGAGGGAGCAATTAGCCTCACAGATTGTTATTGATGAGGAGAGTTTTCAGCAACAACCCCAGGTTAGTGAAGCCGAACGCACCAAAGAACGGGTAGAGCAACTTAATGTGCCGTCTGAACTGGAAGCTATCTTAAAGAAACGCCGGGAAGCGGCCAAGAAAGAGGTAGTTACCCCAGCCGAAGTTGATAAACTCCCTCCAGCGGGGGAGGATGAGCCAGCCAAAGAGGAGGAGAAGTTTGAGGGGCTAAGTAAAGTTGATGCCAAGAGTGATACTATGGTAAATCCTGTGCCACAAGGCAAGACTGAAGTTGTCCCGCCAGTTAATGTTAACCTAGATGAGCCTGAGACAATTCAGCTTCCTAATCGGGAGCAATTGTATGATTATGCTGTTAATACTTTGAAGATCGAATTAACTGATAAAGTCAGGAAGCTATATGATTCCATGCCTGTTAAAAAGCTGGTTACCGAACTCGATTTCCCTTTATTAGAGGAGTAGCATGAGCGAAGAATTTGACGATATCAGATTAAAAGAATTGGAAGAATTGACCGACGAGGACAAGCAGGCTTTGCGTGACCATACTGATGATTTGACTGATGAGGAGAAGGAAACCTTTAAAGATGTTTTAGAAGAGAAAAAAGAAGAGCCAGAGTTTAAATTTGGTTTTAAGACCCAGGAAGAGCTTGATACCTATATTGCTGGTAAAGTGGCCGAGGCAACTAAGGATAAGCCAGTTAAGGAAGAGGAAGAAGAGGAAGAAACCACATTTGACAAGCCTTTCTTTGATAAGGAGTGGAAGCCAAAAGACTGGGAAGAGTTTGCCCAAGCATTTTTTCCTAAAGTAACCGAGCGGTGGCAAGAGATGACCCAGGCCCAGAAGTCTAAACAGACCGAGGAGCTTAACAAGATTAACGAGGGCTTTGACCAAGAGATTGAAGATTTACGCAAGGGTGGCGAGTCTATTCCAGAGAAGGGAAGTAAAGAGAGAACCGAGTTTGACCGGGAGTTGGCTCAGATTGGGATCAAGTATAGCGGGGTGACTAACATGAAAGAAGCCTACGATATCTTTAAGGCTCTTAAAGGAAGCAAGCCTAAAACCAAGGAGGAGGGAGAAAAAGAAGAGGAAGAAGAAGGAGAAAGTGAAGAGGAAGATACCAGGCGCAAGACAGCTTCCCGGGTTGGTACTGGTGGTGGATCGAGCGGGGGAGAAACTAAACCCAAGAAATACAGTTATGTAGCTGGCCGGAGCCGGGATCAGGCGATTGAAGCAGCAACAAAGAAATTTCAAGAGTTGAGTTAGGTTCTGCTATAATTAGGGCAATAAGGTTAAGAAAACCTACCAGGCGTAGGTTTTTATTGGTTTAAGGAGGCTTAATGCAATCCTGGCAATCGATGTATGAAATGGCTCAAGACCTGGCTTCGGACAGTGACTCCGATAATCTGGACTTACTTAAGAGGTTGACTAATATTGGCTATCACAAGGTTGAGAAAAAACTGGGAATTTATTTTACCGAGAAGATCCGGACTCTCACTACTGTTACTGATGCTATTTCTGGGACTTCTAACCAGTCGTATCGGCTTTTTCCCGACTTTGCCTCTTTGACTGACCTTTATGTGACCGTAGGTTCTACTCAATATTGGGCTACCCTGATCCAGGATGATGAGCTATGGCGCAAGATGAACTCTACCACTACCAGCTCTACCAGCAATTTCTTAAGCCACTGTTTTATCAGGGCAGACCGGGTTGAGTTGTTCCCTATCCCTTCTTCGGCCAGTACGGGGACAATGATTTACCGATCTGTCAGTAAAGACTTATCGGCTGATGATTACACAACTGGTACAATTACCACCCTGGCTAATGGTGGGACTGCGGTTACCGCCGCCAGTAGCACCTTCACTGCCGCTATGGTGGGGCGGTCTTTCAAGGTCAATGACGATGGGGAGTGGTACAAGATTGGGGCTTACGGCACCGCTACTACAATTACCCTGGAAGAGAAGTACTTGGGTTCGGCTATCTCGGCTGGAACATCAGCCTATACCATTGGGGAAATGCCCAATCTGCCAGATGACGAAACCCAGATGTTGCCAGTTTACTTTGCCTTGTGGAAATACTTTTTGTTCCGCAAGAACCGATCAATGGCTAATATGTACAAGACAGAGTACAAAGATGGCTTAAAAGAGTCGGTGGCCGATTGGAGCAACCGGAGCAGTTCTGGGGTACTCAAAGACCAGTTTAACCTCCATCGCCACGGGGTGATAAATCCTAATGAGTACCCGGAGTCGATGGCGTGAAAGGTATCAAACATGGCAGTAAAATTTCTTGAAGTTAAAAGATTTGCGGGAATAAGTGACTCGGAAAAAGAGGGGTTGACCTCTCAATACTTGTGGGCCAGGTCAGTTGATTACCGGAGCGATCCTACCAAGCTAACCATTCTTCCCCG